AACATAAATTAGTTAAGGTTCATATTAAAGTAAATAGATATGCTTCTATTATAGGCATGTTGGATGTATTAGCTCATGAGCTTGTACATGCTAGACAACATTTAAAAGGTGAATTCTATTTTGAAAAAGTCCCTACACCTGTATTTTTTGGTTTGTTTAAGTTAGATCTTTTACATAAGTTTCACAAAGGGCAAAATCAACACAAAACTCCTTATTATGAAAGACTATGCGAACAAGAGGCACATAAAATATCTCATGATCTTATGGTAGAGTTCCTATCATTAATTAAAACAGCAACAGAATCGAAAGAACCTGTGGAAACAATTGTATGTCCAATATAAAGCAATTAAAAGATCAAATTAGACAAGCTAACGAATTATTACAGTTCAAAGCTTATCAAAATGATGGAATGAAGAAGTATATAAATGATCTAAACGAGAAATTAAAGGAGTTACAGATGTCTACATTTAAAAGTGAATCAGGTGAATTTAAAGGAAGCAAGACTTTTTCTATCTTAACAGCTGATGATAAAAGAGTTATTACTTTTGGTGTTACTAAAGCAAAGGCTATCTTAGCTACTCTTGAAGAACTAAAGAAATTTGTGGAAGAAAATGAGAAGAAAACAGAAAATGTCTAGTGAATCTCAGATGATTGCTTCTTTTAGACTTACGAATGCACTATTTCGTAAAGCCGTTATTAATAGTGGTTATAAAGCTAGAAAAGCAATCATGGGCAGAGGCTGGATCATTGAAGATTTAGTTGATAAAGAATTTGAAGAAGCAGATATCATAAGAACGCAAGTAAGCGATTTATATTTAAAGTATATACTTACTTGTTCTAATAAGACATTAAAAGCAATATTAGATGCCGCTGAAGCTAATATTTGCAGAAGGGCAGGTAAGACATTGGAAGCAATTAAAACAGAGTTATTTGAGAGAGTGATGAATGAAGAAGACTCTAGTAAGGATAAGGCGATCAACGTTAGCTAAATTTGTATTAGCATTAATAATCCCTGGTGGTATAGCACTATGGGTATTGTATGAAATCAATAGAAAAAGAAAAATTAAGTATGATAGAAAGAGGAGGGTGGATTGTGATTAAAGATAAAGCTCAGAATTACTTTAAGTCTCAGTATCATCAACCTACAAATGAAAAAGATTTAGAGCTTTTTGCTAAGCAAGTATTAGAAGAATTTATTGAAAAATTAGAGAAACATAAAAGAGCAGTTGTTTGGAATTATGGATTAGATGATGTTATATTCTTTGATAAGTTAAAAGAGCTTAAGGAGTTATATGAGTGTAGAGACGATCAAAGCGATTCAGATGAGTCACATGGAGAATGAGTTACAAGAAATCATGAAAGTCATTAGAATGACCACTGGAAAGCTAAACTTCATGAATACGAACTATTATTCTTCTACTAAAGAAAAGAAGTGGATAGAAGAGAAACTTTTAAAACTTATAGCACAAAAGAAGCTATTAGAAAATAAGATAACAGAAGGCATGCTCCTTGAGTAATATATCTTATGCTCAAATGGTTAATAAGATGATAGCTGTACAAAAGTTCGGCAAGACACTTCTTAGACTAAAGATAGTAGCAGAAGAATATCATGAGACAACTATACTTAAGAATTTTACAGTAAAAATAACTAAGATAACTGACATGAACTACATAAAAGAATTCATAGAGAGACAAAGAGGTGAGTATTAATATAGAAACTGGTAAAACTTACGTTGTATATATAAAAGACGGATCAACAGCAGAGGTGTTACATAAATACTCAAAAAAAGAAGCTATTATTTATAATATTGGCAGTATTAGTAAGTCTATTTTTAAAGTATTGGCTATCTTAATAAGTGTAGTGTTTCCGCCTTTATTGTTTATTACAATGCCGCTAATGAGAAGAGGTAAACGTGTCAAATAAGATTATGTTTAAAATAGATGATACATTAGTCAGCTTAATAAACGATTATCATGGGGTTGAACATAGTGATATTATCTCTTATTTTGGTGCTTTATGCGAGAGTTCATTGAAGTGTGAAGCAAATATTATAAATGACAAAAAGAAGGACTAGATGAGTAACGGACGTAAACCTACATTTTTCACAGCTGATTGGCATATTGGCCATGCAAACTCTATTAAGTTTGATAATAGACCATTCCAAGATGTTGGAGAGATGCATAGAGCACTGATCAGAAACTATAACGCCCAAGTTCCTGAGAACGGTATATGCTATTTTCTAGGTGACATAGCAACTCACAATAGTGATCTTACCAAAGAGATATTATCTAAATTGCGCGGTACAAAAGTTATTATTGTAGGAAATCATGATAAGAATTCTAATGCTCTTTATTTAATGGGTTTTGACGTTGTACTCAATAATGCAACGATCTATATCCAAGGTGAAAGAGTCACTATGAGCCATTGTCCTCTTCGTGGTGTTTTTAGAGAAGATGTTTCAGATATGAAAGGAGCTAAAGAGGGTGACAATTGGCATGGTGAACATAAAAACCAAGCCTTTAGTGTAGAGAATCATGATGGTTACCATATACATGGCCACATCCACTCCCCTAATGGGGGTAAGTCAACTAAAATATTGAATCATCAATTTGACTGTGGAGTTGTTGCTAATAAATATAGACCTGTGCCAATTAGTGAAATTGAGGCATGGATAAGTAGAACAATAGCAGCAGAAAATGAGTAGTTTATGGCAATGGTTTACAATAGCTTTGATAGTAGCTGGAGCTAGTACTTCTATTATTGTTGGGGTTATTTTTCTTTATCTTTTTGCTGGGATTCAACATCTGAAGGAATTTTGTAGTACTCGTCTAGGACTTTTCTAATTTTAGCTATATGATCAGCACTTAAGCACATGTAACTACAGTGAGTACACTTATGCCAACCTCTATTATCAACGCCATTACAGTCATAAAATGTTCCACTATGACAGTTGGGACATATGTACGAATTGCCATGTAAGTCATTAATGTAACTCTCATATTTCATAGAGTTATTATACCAGGGAGCAACTATAAGTATTTACAATGTTTAATTTGGTATAATATAAGTGTTCTTAAACTCGTAAATTGCGGGGTTTTCTATGGCTGGAAAGAAAGGAAGAAGGGATGATAGTGAAGATTGGAGACGATTTCAAAAGTTTCAAGAAGAAAACACCCAACTTAAAAAAGAAGTAACAAAATTACGCAAGCTAGTAAAAGAAGCGTGTGTTGATAGTTTAAGCGAAAGACTTAAAAGACAGGAGCAAGGATTAGAGCCTCGTAAAGCTCTTTGTGAGACATGCGGAAATGATGACATTACTCCTATTGATATATTTAGAGCTGATGGCACGTTTGTGTTTAACCTTTGCAATAATTGTGGTTCTCGTTCGCCGATCAAAAGAAAGAAAGAACCAAAAGTAAAGAAGGAAGATAAGAGTGGCGAAGTGGATTAATAGAAAACCATATTATATATTCTTCACAGTAACACTACATAGATTAGATAAAAGACTTTGTCCTGATGTTAGTACAGGTAAGAAAAACTATTTCTGTATGAGATGGGGTAAAAATGGATAGTTATGACGCATTAATGTATTTAAGAACTACCTTAACAAGAATAAGTAAAAATTTAAGATTTAAAAAATGGACTCAAAGTAGAGATTTTAATAAAAAATGGGGTATTAGATGAGCTTTGAAGATAGATATCATAGACCAACAGAAACATCAAGAGAAATTTTTCGTGAGTTTCGTTTTACTATAATTAAGCTTGGTATATATTCTTATAGAACTCAGATTATGAGAGAAGATACTCATAGGTTTTGCCTAAAGTATGCTCCCCCAACACTGCAAATAACTATTTAATTGGACAAACTCCAGAACTACACTCATCTAAACCTGATACGTCGCTTTCTTTAAAAGAAACCCCTGTAATAGGTTTTACTTTTGCATTCATATCTAAATATTCTTGTTCAGTAATCTCTTCCATTGGTGCTTGTTGAAATCCGTGTTCACTATGAAGTAAAAATGAAACTGTTTTTAAATTATCATTATAGTTTTCACTCAACCAAACTTTAATATTATTTAATTCTTCTTTCTTATAATATATAGTAACTGATACTGAATTATCACTCCATTCTGTTTGTAGTCTTTTTATAACATTTAATTGATCTACAGCTGTCATATCTTTTGCTATAGTTGTTCCTTCTGGTACTCTACAGGGAAATGATACTACCATGGTAGATTTATCTTCTGTTCCATCAAAATTTCTTTGATATTCCATGGGATAACCATTTGTTTTACATACCTCAATTAGGTTACTGTTAGTTGCTATTCTAATTCTTCTAATGTAGAACATTGAGAATGCAGGGTGTGCACCTGGAGTCACTCCTGCTAGCAAAGAGAGAGTACCAGAAGGTTTAATTGTAGTTAACTTTATTGATTCTGAAAAACCATGCTTTGCACTGTATTCTTTATCAAAAGCCCTAAGATAATCATAAGCACCCGATAACCAATCCCTTTGCTCTTCTGTTGCCTGTAGATACCCTGTAATACCAATCCCCATTCTCATATTTTTATGTACAACAGCTTCTGTATCTTTAAGGTGACAACCTAGAGTTAAAGAGTGTTTACATATTCTATATAAATATATTAGAACTTTTTTTAATTCTTCAAACGAAGTAATATTGGGTAAAAAAGTTTCGGCTAAACAACACGTCTCCTTATCTTCTAATCCTTGTTCTGCACATGGATTAAAACCTTGAACACCTAAATCTGGGTACTGAGTTTCTCCAACTCTACCCATGCGCTTAGCATTAGCTAGATTAATTAAACCATATGGTTCTCCATTCCCCATATATCCTTCCCAAAATTGATCTGGAAGTTGAGAAAAATCATTGCAAACCACTGAATTATTAGACATAGCTCGCCAAGAAGGTATATTACCTAAATCCCATCTCTTAGCATTTAAAAACTGTAAATCATCCATATCTCCAATAGCAATTTGAGCTGAACGTCTAACATTTCCAGACACCACAATAAAACCTATAATATTCATTATATCTAAGCAATCAATTGGTCTTGCTTTTTTATTAGCCCTAGCATTAAGTACTTTGTTAATTTCATTCATACCGTAGCACAATTCTTCTGGTCCAGCGGCTATTCCGCCAAATCCCCTAATTATAGCTCCTTTACCTCTAATACAAACAGTAGAGTAACTAAATCCTTTACCTGTTATAAAATGAGCCTCTAATACTTTTTGAAGAAGATCTACCCATCCTTGACGAGAATCGGGAACTATGAAGTCTGCATCATTAGTGTCAAGTCTTATTATTTTTACCTTTTTAACTTTAGGAAGTTCATATACGTGTTCACGCTGAATATTATAACCAACACCAGATCCAAGCATCAAAGCATCAAACGTCCAAATAAAAGGCCTAATTGGTTCATTAACTACTGTAAAAGCACAATTTTGAAGAGATAGTAAACCAAGTTTTTCTACTGTTTTTGTACCCAATTGCCAAAGGAACCTGCCTGCGACACTTCCCTTAAGTGACATCATATATGAATATAATTCTTCTTCTTCTTCTTTAGTAAAACCAACTTTTAATTGTTTATTACAACCATTAATAACTCTATTTATAGTATCTTCAAACTCTTCTGTTTGTGAGTTTATATCATTTTCATTAAGTCTTCTTGCATAAGTTCTTTTAAATGTTGGATATCCAATTGGTCCCCAAGGCGTAGTCTGCTCATTCTTCAATTCCATATACTTCCCTTTTTAATTGTTGTTGTATTCTTAATTGTTCTTCTAAAAAGTCTTTAGAAATAATATTGTTTTTTGCGTGATTACCATCATCACCATCAGCTCTTATAATTCTTAAGTTCCAAGGAGCATGCTCTCCTTTTTCTCCGTTTCTACCTTGAAGTGGTATTATATGGTCGACATGATACCTAACTCCTAATATTCTAGTGAAAGTGCTAGATAATCTATAAATAGCTTTTATTTGTTCAAAGTGTTTTTGTGTAAGATTTTTAGGTATTGCTGCTAGTTTTGCCGCTTTATATCTAGCATTAATAGCATTAATTCTACCTCTATTTTTAAAAACATAAGTTTTATTATGTGCTTTAATTTGGTTTTTATTAATTTTATAGTATTTTCTACATTTAAGATTTATACAATCTTTATTTGAGTTGTACCATATTTTTTTGTTAACTCTTAATTTTTCTTCATTATTTTTAGTATATTTTTTTTTATCAGATTTAAGTTTATCTACACGATTTTTACGATAAATTGCTTCATTTAAGCTCACACAAGATCTACACCAAGATCTAAGTCCACTTTTATTACTTTTTTGTTTGCTATATTGATCTAACTGCTTGTTTTCTTTACATTTTGTGCATTCTTTCATTCATTAATTATACCACAGAGTCCTATTAAAATAGCAACAGATTCGATAAAAATTTGAGAATAAAAATGGATCTCGTGACCAAAACCGTGTTGATACCACCAAGTAGTTCAGACCGTACAGTTTAACCATTTTTTTCTCACATTAAGTAAGGGTATAATAAATATTGCGGGGTATGGTAGTAGTAACCAGTTTGGCTCATAATCAAAAAATCGAAGGTGCAAATCCTTCCCCCGCTACCAATTAAGAGGTTATAATGTTTGATGGACAAGATATAGGTATGACTACATTATTTATATGCTTTTGGTCTATTTTTAGTTCAGTTGCTATAATTGCACTAGTAGTTCCTATAGGTATGCTTTTAACAAATTTATTCATACTAGATAAAAAGGACAAAGAGGAATAATGTGTTGATATTTTTATCTGCTATTGTAATCTCATATATCATTGGTGTTGTAGTTGTTTACAATAGAACAAACAACTTAATGAACGAATTAGAGCTATTACCTAATCCTCAAGAAATAGCTATGCTTATGAGACTAATCATCTTGTATCCTATATTCTATCCAGAGATTGAGAAATTCTTAAGAACATGTGATAAAAACAAAATAAAGGAGTAAATATGGAATTAAATCTTAGAAAGGCTAGAAAATTAGAGTCTAAAATTGGTGAGCAAATTAAGTCTAAAAAAAGTCTTGGCACTTCTGCTCAAGTTAGAGTTAACTTAGATGTTTCTAAGCTTGATGACTTTGTGATTGAAGCAAGAAATCTATTCCATGACGAGCTTTCAAACTTAAATAATTTAATTCAAGTTAAGCAAGATATTAGAAATCTTATTGCTCAAGCTAATGCAAACGTTGGCATTAATGATTTTATCTCTCAAAAGCTTTTATTAGAAGCCAATATTGCTCTTCTTAATTCTCTTGTTGGCACAGATGTCTATGATAGAGAGACGGTTAATGATAGTATTGCTTTAACTAAGAAACAACAAGAAAGTGAAAGAAGTAGTATCTATGCTAGAACAACACTAAATGTTAGTTTTCTATCAAAAATTGATAAAGAAAAGTTTGCTTCAGATAAGCAAAAAGCTCAGAAAGATATTGAATCATTAGAAGATAAGCTAGCGGAACTTAATTATTCAACTAAAATTAAATTAAATGCAAATTCGATGAAGCTACTCCAGGACAACGGACTAGTGTAGTGGAAGGGCAGTTAGTGTAGAGCAATAATAAAGAACCAAAACCTACAATTGGACATAGGTGCTTGTCAACGGACCCACAAACCCGGAATAATTAATTCTTATTCCTTTGTTCTTTGTCAACCGTATTCGCACTTACATTGTTTTTTGTTCTTTGAAAGAAACTCTTCGGAGAAACATGTTAATTGTTATCTTTATTACTCACTAACTGCTTCTTTTTATTAAACTATGAATAAATTACTAGCAACTTGCTTTTTCAGCAGAACATTAATAAGACTCGGTATAATTACTGATACTCTCTTATTTAATCGCCTATTAAAGGACTCCCTTACCGATCCGAAATAAATATAAGAATAATTAGGAGACGTTATGACCAACAAAATTCAAGAAGATATATCAGTTATAGAGAAAATAGACTTAAAAGAACCTAGTAAGTATAATGTTATTATTCATGACAACCCAATAACATCGTTCGAAGAGGTTATTTTTATAGTATCACGTTGCTTTGAAAAGACAGAGCAAGAAGCAGAATTGATTGCACAAAAGGTCCATTTAGAACACCGTGGTGTTTGTGGAACCTATATAAAAGAAATCGCAGAAACTAAACTCGTCATAGTAGCTATGGCAAAAGAGTTCTTAATTAAGAACTTCCCGTCTAGAGCTACATCAATAACAGCATTAAAATTTACTATTGAAGAAGCATAGGAGAATGTATGAGTAACCGTATCACAGATGACACAATTATTGGGGCAATAAGCTCAACCGCGTCAATGACATTATCTATTTCTAAGTTTGTGTCCTTTTGTATTAATAGTGATCACTTAGAAAATCAACAATTCTTATCTTCAAGAGGTTGTGATGTTGGAAAATTAGAAAGTATATTGATTGCTCAAGTTAAGAAAGAAGAACCAGAGCTACATGCACAAGAGGCATTTGCTAGAATGTTAGGTAACAATAGCGGAGTATCTTTAACTCCAAGTTTTAAGAAAGTATTTGAAGAAGTTAAAAAGACAGCAAGTAAAGAACAACGAGATACGTTCTTTGAAGACTTTATTAATAGTCTATATCAACTCTCTACAGTTAAAGATTCACAAGCAATCTACAACTTAGAACTAAGTGGATATAAACATAATCCAAATATTGGGATCAAATCTAAAGGTAAATACAAGGAATTATATAAGCTTTGTGAAGATTTAAATGAGAAAGCAAAGAATAAGAAGATAGATCCTCTTATTGGTAGACGTAGCGAAGTTCAACGAATGGTTGAAATCTTAGCTCATTATAAGAAGAAAAACCCTTGCTTAATTGGTCCTCCAGGAGTTGGTAAGACTCAGGTTGTTTTAGGGTTAGCATCATTGATTGAATCAGGCCAAGTACCTGATGCACTAAAGAATGCTAAGATTTTCTCATTAGAAGTAAGTAAACTAATTGGTGGGACTAAGTTCCGTGGTGATTTTGAACAAAGACTTCAAGATTTACTAGAAGATATTAAGAAGATGACAGATGAAGGCATTATTCAACCCATCTTGTTCATTGATGAAATCCACCAGACAATTGGAGCTGGATCAGCAGGCCAAGGACAAGGTGCTCCAGATATGAGTAATATTATCAAACCTATGTTGGCAGACGGAACCCTGAGCCTAATAGGCTCGACGACGGACGCAGAATATAAACAACACATTGCAAAAGATAAAGCTTTTGCAAGACGATTACAGCAGGTTAAGATCGAAGAACCTAGTGCCGCAGAGACATTAAGAATCTTAGAGCAAGGTATTAAACCTGTTCTAGAAAAGTATCATGGTGTTAAATACCCTAAAATTGTGCTAGAACGAGCAGTAGAGCTTTCTGGTAAGTATATTACTACACAGTTCTTTCCTGATAAAGCAATCTCATTGATTGACTCTGTTGGTGCTAAGCTTAGAACTGATGATTCATCTACAAGAAAAACTGCGAATGTTACTGATGTAGAAGAGATTGTCTCTCAGATCACAGGAACACCGGTTTCTGCGTTCAAAAAGAAAACAGGTAAGAATGCATATATTGATCTAGAAAAGATCATTAAAACAGAACTATATGGCCAAGATGATGCAATTGAGAAGATCGTTGAATCATACGAATTGTCTAAAGCTGGTTTAAATGATGAAGGTCAGTGTATTGGCAGCTTCTTGTTACTAGGTCCAACAGGAGTTGGAAAAACAGAGCTCGCTAAGCTTCTAGCTAAGCATACAGAATCACATTTTATGACAATTAATATGGGTGAATATGGTGAAAAGCATTCATCTGCTAAATTGTTCGGTGCACCTCCAGGTTATGAAGGCCACAAAGAAGGTGGTATCTTAACCAATGAGATTACAAAGTATCCACATACTATTCTGCTTTTAGATGAGATTGAGAAAGCACATGAAAAGGTTCGTGAAGCTTTACTGGGTATCATTGATGGTGGAAGCATGACAGATGGTGAAGGTAATAAAGTAGACTTTAGAAATGTAATGGTATTAATGACATCAAATGCTGGAGCAGCGTTATCTGCTAAAACTAAAACACCATTAGGCCTTAACTCTACATTAGATAAGAAATTAGAAGCACAACAAAACGTTAAAATGGATATTATTAATAACACATTTGCTCCAGAGTTTAGGAACAAGCTTTCTGGTATGGTGAACTTTAATAGTCTAGATAAGAGTGTTATTGATAAGATTACAGATAAGTTTATCCTACAATCAACAAATAAGATGTTCTCTAAAAAGAATTTTAATTTAGTTATTGATAAAAAGGTTAAAGAATTTATTAGTACAGAGGGTTATGATCCTTTAATGGGTGCTAGACCAATTGCTAGAACTGTTAAGAAATACATTGATACTCCACTAGTTAAGCCAATTCTTAGAGGTGAAATTAAAGAGTTAGATACAGTAACATTCACAATGGTTGATGGTGAACCTAAGTTTACTATTACTAAACCAAAGGTTATTGAAGAACCTAAAAAAGAGGTTGTAACAGGAGCTCAAGAGTGAGTACAAAGAAGCAATTAGAAGAGCAAATTAAAGATCTTCTCTTAGAGAATGAGAAACTTCAAAAACTAATTGATGATAGAATTCCACTTTTAAGATCAGAAGTGGAAAAAATGATTAGCGATGCAATAAATAGTCATAATCATTACCATCATGAAAGGGATGATTACATATGAGTTTAGTTAGTTTTAGATATACTTGGAGTGAATTACAGTTTACTAATACTGTTTTATATAGTCAAAACCTATTATATACTTTAAATAGATTACTTATAGTAAAGAATTATTCTGCTAAAATAACGACAAAATCTTATATAGCTATTAAAGCAGCGGAGATATTAGATGAGAAACATAATAGTACTAGCAAGTTTATTATTGCCGAACCTATCCACATCAGCTGAATTAAAGATGTTAGACTTACGTTATGAAGAAGCAGTAGGAACAAATAGGTCTTGGGAGTATCAAGATAAGAAAAAAGGTGAATTAGGTTTGCACTTTAATTATCAATACTTTAAACCTTTAGATTTAGACGTTACAGTTAGCTCTAAGATAGATGAAAAACAATTCAGATATGTTGAACTCAATCCTGTTTTAAACTTATACTTAAATAAGGAGCTTATATTGTATGCTAAACATAGAAGTGGTCATTGCTTAGACAGCACTTACAGCACTATCTCTAAATTTCCTAATGAGAATGGAGTCGGTATAAAGTGGATATTGTTTCAAAAATAATATCAGTATAAATAGAATTGAATAGGTCTAGTCTATATCTTAACTATTTATACGCAATGAGGTTGATGTGTTTGTATTTGTGTTTCTAATTGTGTTTCTAATATTAATGCCTATAGATTTTATATTAGCACCAATAATAGTTCCCTACTACATAATAAAAGAAAAACTAGAAGACAACAAGAAAAAGAAGTTAGCAATTAGTGAAGCATTAAAAAGTACATTTAGAAAATTAATCTACAAGGAAGTAAGATGAGAGTTAGACTTGTTTCAAAAACAGAGATAGACGAAGATTATTTACAAGAACTTATGAAAGAAGCAACAGAAGATAATTTAGAGTTTGTTAAGAATATTCAGAATACTGAAGGTTTAATTGCATATATTGCAAGAGTATCTTCCTCAGATCAAAAGAACCCTTCTTATGCTGGACTTATTAAGTATTGCATGAGTCATGGACATTGGTCTATACTTGAAACTGCTAATGTTGTATTTGAAATTGAGACAACAAGAGCTATAGCCCCTCAAATCCTTAGACATAGAAGCTTTAGCTTTCAAGAGTTCTCACAAAGATATGCAGCTGTTGATGATGATGGATTAGAGATTTTTAAAGCTAGAAGACAAGATAAGAAGAATAGACAGAACTCAGTAGATGATCTCTCTGATGAGATTAAAGCAGAATGGGAACAGAGACAGAAAGAAAACTGGGATAAATCTATTGAAGATTATAAGTGGGCATTAGATAATAATATTGCTAAAGAAACAGCTAGAGCAGTACTTCCTATGCAAGCTAAAACAAGACTATTTATGAACGGAAACCTTAGAAGTTGGGTTCATTATGTCAATTTAAGAAGTGATCCAGCAACTCAGAAAGAGCATAGAGAAATTGCAGAAGAGATTAAGCGACAATTAATTAAGAAATTTCCAGTAATAGCAGAGGCAACAGGTTGGAAAAGTGAATAAAGAGTACTTTGCCTTATTATTAAAGAGCATAGATAAAGTTCCTTTTAATAAGGTTGATAGTAACTTAACATCTTACAATAATGATTTAGATAGAATTACTGTCAAATTACATGGTAATAAAGTAACAGTAAGATGTGAATCTAATTGTTTAAAGGTTGAAATTGATATTAATTTTAGAAGAATTGATGGTCAAATAGACTTTCCAGGAAAAGTACCATTTTTCTCTCTTTCTTGGTGGAGATGGAAAAAACTAGCTAGAAAACTAGAAGGGATTCATATTTTAAAGCATAAAATTGAAGCACAACAAACAGTAACTAAAAATAAAACAGAAATGGATGAAGCAATGATCCAAATCTTTCCTGAAATTATTGAAAAGACTTTATTAGGAGGTGGTGATGATAAGTAAAATACTTAACTTCTTTTTGCCAAAGCGTAAAACTATGCTTCAGTTAGCAAAAGATAAGTTATCAGAACATAATATTGTCTTCAATACAGAAGGTCCTTTGAATGTGGATGTTAATAAAGATGGAATGTTAATTGTCGGAACACTAGTTTCTCATAAAATTGGATCAAGATTTGATTCATTAGTTGTATTGTTTAATCATAATAATAATACAGTAGCTATTAAGCAAGGTGAAGAGGTTATATTTTACTTTAATGCAGAAAATGAAGTTCAAGAAATAAAAAATACTTTAACTGAAATGTCTCAAATAAAAGGAAGTTACAATGTTGAATAGCAACGTAGCAGTGTCAGACAGCTCACATATGTCAATAGTTAGACTTATGCTTTTAGCTCAACATAAATATGTTCTAACTAAGATTGTAGATAAGAAATACAAGAAAGCATATATTGAAAACATTGAACCTTTAATTGAAGAAGCACATATATGTGCAGATATTATAGATTATGAGATGTATGTCTCTGTAATCAAAACTGGTATTTTAAATGCAAAGAATCCTTTCTACAAGAGTTTCTTTAACTCTTCTAAAAAAGAAGGTATCAATACTGCTTTTGAAGTAGTTGAAGATATACTTGCTAGTGTAGATATTAGGTTTATTAGTGGTGGTCATAAAATGTATGAATTCTTATTAAAAGAGTGTAAATATGTTAAAAGGAAGTAGATGAAAGACTGGAAAGACTCCTCTTTTCTATTAGAAATGAATGAAATTCATCAAAAAGATGCTTGGATGTTTCTAGATATTACTAAGACTGCTAAACTGTTAGTTACTTTATCTTTACTTGATATTAACAAAGCAAGTACTAATGGACATCTATTTGACATCAGGGAATTAGGCCCTACGTTTTGGACTTATGCTAGCAATTACTATATGGGGCGAATGTAACCGATCCGAAATAAATATAACAGATCTTCTCATGTCCACGTGAGAGTGTTGTTCTAACATGAAGCGTGGACCTTTCAACGGAGTTATGATGAGACATGAAGAGCATGAAGAAATCGAAATTGTAGTAAATAAATTCTCCGAAGAATCTGCAAAAGACTTTAGGAAGAAAGTGCAGAGATTTGCAGCTCATGATCCTAATATGCCTATCGTTGTTTATATAGATTCTTATGGTGGAAATGCTGATGCTTTTAATAATATGCTATCAGTCTTAAAATCAGTTCCTAATACAATTATCACTGTATGTCAAGGTAAAGCTATGAGTGCTGGAGCAGCATTACTAGCTGTTGGTGATGTTAGGTTTTGTGATGAAGATGCTAGGATTATGATTCATGAGGCATCTGGTGGTGCTCTTGGTCATGCGGATGATGTTAAAACAGATGCTAAAGAGTTTGATAGATTGAATCTTCAAATTATGACATTAATTGCTAACAGATGTGGGAAAACATATGAGCAACTAAAAGCTCTTATTAGAGATAACGAAGGTAGAGATTTATACTTAACAGCTCAACAAGCACTAGATATTGGGCTAATTGATTTTATTGGCTTACCTTTGGTGAGACCATCAATATCTTATTCGGTAGAGGTTTTACCTTCTAAGAAAAGAGTTAAAATTCAAAATGAAACAAAAAATGCATTAAAAGCGGTTAAACCTAAAAATAAAACAAAAACAGAATCGAAGAAGAAATCACGGAGGTAAATATGACAAGCGAAAGTAATAATGGTGAAGTAGATAGAAGTATTCCAGTTACAGCTGAAGATTGCGACAATGTAAGAAATTACAGTTTGCATTTCGGTGTGGATTTAACAGACGATTTAAAGAATGCAATGATAGAATTTGAGAAAGAGCAGACATCATATGAAAAAATGATTGACTTCAAAAGAGAGCTTTGTAAATGGCTTGTCGAATGTAATCATGAGAGTTTCAAAGATCCTCTTTGGGAACACCCGACCGATGCTGCAAAAGATATCCTATATGATCTTCAATTTGACCGCGATGTAAAAGAAGTATTAGAAGATGCAAAAGAGGAATAACTATTCTTCTGGAATAGCAGGTGTTTTCGGCATTACAGTTGTTGTAACCGGAGCACCTTCAGCTTTAGGTTGTTTTTTCATAAAGTCTTTAGCTTGCTTATAATGATAGTAATCAACTCCACTAGGGGTTGGAGCAGTAACATGATCTAACATTTTACCTTTGATTCTTTGAGAAGCATAAGTGTTAAAAGATGCACCCTTTTTAGGGTCATACTTGTGAAGAGAATCAACTAGACCGTGAACTCCTGCCGCGTATAAGTCTTCATGATCGATATGTGGTGGCAAAGAGTCTCTTAGCTTATTAACATGCATATTTATTAAAGGTGCATATTCTATGAGTAAATCGTTTAAATGTTCTTCGTTAGTTTTTGGCTTTTTCATAACCCTATTATACCATAAGTAGTAATAGATTTAGTATAAGGATTATATGATGTTTTATGATACAGAGAGAATTGTTAGAAAGCAAGAAAAGTATGAAAAATCAAAGGCTTATGATATTATTAGCACTTTAAAACTTAAAGGTTTAAGTACTAAAGAATCTCTAGCTTGCATCGAAATCATGTCCTTTCTTGATAGTAACAATGAAAGTAAAAACGCAATACTGAATCTGGCGCATCAAATAATAACCTCTCATATTGAACAGGAGCATTTAGATGCAGAAAGTCTTATTGTTGTTGATAATCTTATTAAACCTAACAGCTTGTCTACCGGGCAAAAAAGCTAAATATAATATTATTGCACCAACAGATGGTAATTTTCATGCCATTATCATGATACAAAACAAAGTAAAAGGTAGTTCTTGTAGTGCGTTTGTTGTTTCAGACACAATAGCATTAACTGCTGCTCATTGTTTAGATACAACTAAAAGCTTTATGGACTTTGAATATAAAGAATTATGGAAAAAATCAGATAAACTTATAGCTGAATTAAAGGCTCAAATGGAAGATGTTGAAAAAAGATGTTATCCAACTCATGCTCCGCAATGTAGTCAAATAATGATGAATCTTCAAAATGTTTATAATGAAGAAATAGAAGCAAGAAAAGAAGCGTTAACATTAAAAGTTGATGAGTTTTCAGTATCTGATGTTAATGGAGTAGATACAACAATAAAAGCTATTGCTTATCATAAAAATGATAAAAGAGATTATGGCTTTATTAAGGGTGACTTTCGTAAATTTAAAAAACTAAAAGTTAAACACACATTTGATATAGAAAAAGGTGATACACTTAAAGCATGTGGATTTCCTGGTGCTACAATACCAGCTATCTGTATGAACTTTGAAGCAGTAGGACAAGCTAATTTCATGTACAAAGGATATTCTATGTTTGTTCCTGGAATATCTGGTGGACCTGTTATTGATGCCAGTGGAGAAGTAGTTGGTATAGCATCTAGAGTTAATGGTGATTATTCTTTAATAGAAACAACTGTTGGCATTCTTAATGAAACTGTTGGAACTCTTAATGATTAGTAGGGAAGCATCTAAAGTAGGAGATGCCACTTTAGATTTAGCTATAACACTTTTAATGTTTGATATTTTTAAAATGTATAATGATAATTATGTAGATTTTGCAATTAAATTAGGGGAGTATTGGAATGAAAGAGTTAGAGACAATCCAGAAAATTTCCCAAGTCTCTGGAAAAAACGAGAAACGAAAATTATTACAAGATAATAAAGATGATAAGCGTTTAGGTGAATTACTAGATGCTGGATTAAACTTCTTTCGTAAGTTTTATATCCATAAATGGACAATGCCTAGACTTTCTATTGCTCCACCATCAAATCAACACGATGCTTTTCTTGCATTGTTAAATAAATTAGAAAATAGACAAATAACAGGTAATGAAGCTAAAACTCAAGTAGAATCTTTTTTCGATGGATGTGATGATCTTCAAAGAGATATTTATTCTAAAGTATTAAGGAAGGATCTTAAAGCTGGATTTTCTGTGGATACTGCAGCAGAATTCTTTCCTATTCCTACATTTGATGTTATGTTAGCAACAGATGGTAAGAAGTGTAAAAAACTAAATGAAATCATAAATAAAGGTGTATTTGTATCTCCTAAGCTAGATGGATATAGATGTCTTGCTGTAATAGAAAATGGTGAAGTAACTCTTTATTCTAGAAATGGAAGTGTGTTTGGTAACTTCCCAAGCATCGAAGCGTCTCTCCTAAAATCCTTTGGAGCTAATACTCAAGCCTTTGTATTAGATGGCGAGATTATGAGTGATGATTTTCAAGCGATGCAAAAGACAGCATTCGCTGATAAACGAGGAACTAGTGTTGGGGATGTTAAATATAATGTATTTGGAGCTTTAACTATGAGTGAATGGCGAAGTGGAGTTTTTACTTTAACTACGTCGCAGCGATTAGCTAATTTAAATGGAATAAGTGGTGTATTTGGTCCAGAAGTCGTAGCAGTGTCTCAAGAATGGGCCAATACTGTAGAGAGAGTATTAGAGTTAGAAGTACTATATATGAGTCAAGGATATGAAGGTGCAATGGTACTTCCAGATATTCCTTACTATAAAGGTAGAAGTGCTAACAAACTAATGAAATTTAAAACTATGCTATCTCAAGACTGTAATATCACTGGAATGTATGAGGGTGAAGCTAGAAGTAGATTAGAAGGTGTAATGGGTGGATTAGAGTTAATCCAAGAGAATAATGCTAAATGTGAATGTGGAACTGGATTTTCAGATGAAGATAGAAAATTCATGTTTAACAATAAAGATAAAGTAATAGGAAGAATTGCAGAAATTAAATATCAAGAGTTAAGTAAAGACGGTGTAATGCGATTCCCTGTATTTGTTAGGTTCAGAGATACTGGACCTGGGACAGGCAAGATATGAGCGAGAAAACATACTCTAAACATATGGTGTTATATAACCATTTAAATAGGCATGGTAGTCTATTTGGTGGTCAACTAATGGCTTGGATGGATATTGCATCAGCTATACATGCTGGCGAAACCATGAATATGAATTGTGTTACGGTTAGAGTTGACGAGCTTATATTTAAAGTTCCTGTTAGACTTGGAGATATAGTTACATTTGAGTGTAGTGAGCACAGTAGAGGAAGAACGTCACTTACTGTTTCTATTAGAGTAACTAAATCTAATTTAATAGAGAAAGATGTTGAAGTTGCTACTTCTAACTTTAAGTTTGTTGCAGTAGATGAAGAGGGTAAGCCTAGTGATCTTTGGAATAAATAATGTGTTATAAATGTGATGAAGAATTATGGGATAGTCAGAGTATAGACGAATGCGACATACCAGATGCATTTAGTGTTTGTGATGAATTTGCTTATACTATGAAAAGATTTGGGTTAGTAGATAGAGTAGAAAGAAGTTTTTGGGGAACAAATTTAGCGGTCCTTCATAAAGAGGGATCAGTAGCAGCAGCAATTCAGAGACACGAATTCTTTTTACCTTGGGGGCAAGATTAATGAAATCACCAACTAAAGGTCAAAGTCTCACAGTGAGTTTTATTATAACTATGAGAAACTTACATATAATTAATTTTGATAAGATAACGCTATCTTATACTCCTTATTATGGGGTAGAATTAGGAAAGTTGTGGGTAGAATGGCTGTAACACATATTCATTATAGTAAAACATATGAACAGAGAAAAGCTATATATGAGTTTTTTATAACTACGTATAAACTACTAGGCATGACTAAATATATGGAATTAACAAAGCCATCTAGAATTAATGCTGGTGGACTTTTTCCAATGACAGTGGAGTACTGGAAGTGAATTATAGAACCGTATATAATAGAGTTATACAATTTCGTTTTGTAGGTTCAGATGCTACGAATAGACTTTCTGCAACTTCAGAATTATTAATAACAATGCGTAGACTTAACTTTTGTGCACCACATAGAATTATGCATTTTGGTGCATATGGTTTAATTTCTGGCACTTTTGAATTTATAGGAATAAAATGAATAATAGAAGAATAGATTGTATATTAAGACTTCTCAAGAAAGAAGAAGCTTACGGATTGATAGCTACTTGGCTTGTAGAGCAAAAGATAGTATCTTTAGAAGATGCCAAAGGTCAAACTAGAGATCAAGAGAAAGCAGAGTTTATATATTTCTCCTTAAAGAAAGGGGAAGAGCTTGAGAAACTAATTCTTGTAGATTATGAATGGACTATACTACCTTTAGAGCAAATTAAAATAACTTGTGTTACTGAGCGTGAGAAAAAAGAGTTCACTTACGGGCATTAAAAACATTACTCAAAAATTAAATCAGTATAATATAAATAAGAATGATTGTGTTTCAATCAATATTAACAAAACGTTTGAAGGAGTTAAACATGAGTACTGTGTCACAAAAAGAATCTGTTATCAATGAAGTAAAAGCTATCTTAGGTTCTTCTTTTAATTCTGGAGCACCTGCTAGAGATCTTTTAACAGATGACCAATTAAAAGTTATTAGAGCTAATATCATTAGCGGTATCTTGAATGGAACTATTGATTTCGGAAAAGAAAAATTTGACGAAAAAGAAGTTTCTAAATACGTATCAGGTATGGTATCTAATTACTTACGTAAATCAAAAGAATTAAATGGTGGATTACTTTATGTTCCACAGAGTGCAGGTCGTGGATCACGTGACCCACAAATTTCTGAACTTAATAAGCTATTAAAAACATATTCTGAAGGTTCAGAAGAATTTGCTCAAATTATTACAGCAATTGAAGCTAGAAAAACAGCTTTAAATGCTGAAAAAACATTTGTAGTAAAAGAAAAGAAAAAATCAAAAGAGTTTGAATCAATTAACATGGATGCTTTGCCTGAGAACCTAAAAAGTTTAGCTAGCAATCTTGTGAATCAAATCTCTAAATAAGTCTATCCCCAAAGGCTTGTTACATAGGCCTACTGAATAGTAGGCC